TTTTTCTTTTTGTAATTGTTTTATCGTCTTTTTCTGCTCAGAAATAAAAGCTTTTTCAGTTTCAATCTTATGCTTTGCATCATCAATTTTCTTCTGTGCATCATTGATTAATTTTTCGAAATCTTTTTCTTCAACGATTTTCTTTCTTCCTCTTGGCATAACAATTACCTCCAAATATTTATTTTATACTTGGATAATAGCATTAAATAGAAGAGAAGTAAAGCAGTTTGTTTTACAAATGTGTGTCAGTTATAAATTTTTTAACATTGTACTTATAATTCACCTTTTTACATTCTGATTCGACATAAATCGCATTATAATTCATCAAATCTTTTTTATTGAACGACTTCTTATTTACTTCAGAAATCATTTTATTAAAATCACAAATTTCTATAAAATATGTATCATTTGATGTGTTTCTAAAATTAATTAGAAATCCTGCAACAAGATTATGTCTACCTGCTTTTGTCAATTCTTCTATCTGATTATCACGAATCATTGATAGAGATACAGAAGTTGATTTTGTCGATTTTAATTCTAAACAGTACAACGTTCTTGAATCATCATTAAACATAATAAAGTCGCACATGTTATGACTTGCAAATCTTGTATTTGATCCACCACCAAAACTGGCTGCATTATCTTTCAATCTGTAAATCCATAAATTATTTAATTCTTCAACAGAACTTTTCCAATTCTGTTCAAATCTTTTTCCCTCATTAACAGCTATAATAAATCACTCCTAAAAAATATTTAAGAGTAGGAGAGTAGCAGTTCAGTCTTTTACTACTCTCAACAAATACTCTTACCATACGACTGAACCTTGTATAGTAAAAATACTTGACATTGATTGTACCGTAAGTTATAATTTTAATTTGCATATGTCTCCACACATATGAAACTTTTTCGGCACATAAGAGAAAGGAGCCATATCATGCAGAACTTTTACTACGCAAGTATGATTATCTTGGGGATTGGAAACTTTCTCTTGGGTGTCATCATTTTATTAAAAAAATAGGATTGAATAGTTCAATCTAAAAAAATCAATATAAATTGTACAAATGATAAGAATTTAAACACGGAAAAACTAGTCACTTTTCTCCGAGTAAACAAAATCTTATGGATGGGTGTAGAAGTACAATTGATTTTATATGATTTATGTTGATTTTCTTTTTTATAAATGCTATAATTCAGACGTAGTAAAAATATTACATCCATATGGCTCAACTGTGTAAACTGACTATTTACACGAGAGAGAGTTAAGAGATAAGTATCCAAGTATATTGGATACTTATTTCTTTATAATGTACTCGCCACCAACATTATATCTTTGATAGAAAGTTTTGGTACACATCTACATGTGGTAAAGGCGAGTACATTCTATATGGCAGCATGAAACTGCCCTTTCATTTATTTAATTTTTATCAGTATTATATAAAGTTGTCACAGGTATAATTGGTAAATTATCCATAACATAGTCATATTTCTTCTTTCTGTTATGGTTTCCATTAACTTTTTCGTATGCGGAAAAAACAGAATTAAACTCATCAACATCGTCAGATGGTATTCCACCTAACCGAATATATTTTTCATATTTCTGATCAATAGTATCTCCAAGTAATTCTTTTATTCCTACCATTACAGATTCTATTTGTTCAGACCTTGTGATATCAGCCTTTGTTAAAAGCTCAATGGAATCCTTCAAATCTTTTTGAATCCCCATAGATTGTTCTCTATAAGGCGTATAAAATTTGACAAGTTTTTCTTCAAATAAATTATCTGTATTACTTGACGCTTTATTAAACTTGTCATTCAATTCTGTCACTTTATCTACAGTCTCTTGCAATAAAATCTTTTGTTCTCTTTTTTCTCTTTGAAACTTAGTTTCTATACCAAGAATCTTGAAAAACAAATTTTTACAAATAGGTATAAAATAATTAAGTCCAATAATAATCAAACATAACTGTGTGATCAACTTTACATAATCAATTTCCATAATTGGTCTGATTGCATCCATTCATGTAACACCAGTCCTTTCTTTACTTCTTAGGGCTAGTATACGTTAATGCTTTTTCAGAATCTCCAATGCCTTTTGTCGTTGGATCTGTGATTGCATTAAACAATGATACAAGAGCCATAACAACAACATATGGATTGCTAACTGCCTGAACAAAAGTATCTCCAACTTTCGCCCAAGTTGTTAAATCACTTGCCTGTAGTCCAAAATATGTAAGGATTGGAACTACTACAGAAATAATTACCTGGGAGATAAATAAAATATTCTCTTTGTTAAATCTAACTTTCCAATTTAATTTCTTCATGATTTTCTCCATTTCTAATAGGAGAGTAGCAGACCTTCCTGACTATTGCGTTCTTTTTGGTAATACTTGCTCACAGGTATGTCACCTACTTTTACACTCATTATCTTGAGCAACCTATTTTATGTGAATTTTCTTAATGTATCTACGCACTTTTTAAATTCATCACAAACATAATTCAATTCATCTATTGTCTCTGATCCAGAAAATGTCATACGAATACAACTATTCAAATCTTCGTTATTTAAATGTATTTCTTTTAATGTATTTGATGGTTCTTTATTTCCAGAATTACAAGCTGAACCTATAGAAACTTGAATGCCTTTTACATCAAGCATTGTCATTAACTGTTCTCCATCAATTCCTTTTATACATATGAAAAGATTGTGTTTAAGTCTGTCTTTTTCAGAACCAACAATATAAACATCTTGAACATTGTCTTTAATATAATTCCAAACATAATCTCTATTCTTAGATGATATATGTTTGTAATCATAATTCTCTATAGCTTTACCAATTGTAGCTATTCCTAGAAAATTTTCTGTTCCACCAAACAATCCAGATTCTTGTTCACCATAAATAAGTGGCGATAGTTTTAAATTTTTCTTTTTATATAAAACCCCACAACCTTTTAAAGCATGAATCTTATGACCGGAAAATCCAATCATATCTACATCTAATTCTTTTACATCTATCGGAATAGAAGATATACTTCCTGTGCAATCCAGATATACAATTCCGTCATAACTATGAGTCAGCTTGATAATTTCTTTTACATTTTGAATTGTTCCTATTTCGGAGTTTGCATAATCTATTACAACAAATGGTTTCGTATCACAATATTTCAACATGTCTTCTAAAATAAAAGTGTATATCTTTCCATCTTTATCAACATAAATTTTCTGTGAACCATAAGTTGCTTCTGCACATTTCAGCATTGATTTATGTGCAATAGAAGAATAAAATACAAAACAATTGTTTTCTTCATAACATCCTTTAATAGCAAGAGTATTACTTGCAGATCCACCACTTGTGAAAATAATCTCATCAGAATCTGCATTAATAAACTTGGCTACATTGCTACGTGCTTCTTCAATAATTCTCTTTGATTTTTTACCGTCATCATAAGTAGAAGACGGATTATAAAAACAATCTAATAAAGATACAACATAATCTTTTACAGAAGATGATAGCGGAGTAGTTGCAGCATTGTCTAAATAAACTTTCATGCATAACACCTCTAGTCATAATATTCGTTATTAATGTAGAAATTTTTTAATGATTCAAATAGTTCGGGTGTTTTTGCGTATTTCCACACCGTCATTCCAGAATCATCTGTTTTGATGAATGTATATCTAATACCATTCGACTTTAGCCATTTGAATTCTTCAACAAAAGTCGTAGAGTATTCTTTATCATATTTCATTTAATTTTTTCCTTTAAGTCCTTTCTGATAACGAAAATCGTAAAAAATAGGGACATATAATTTCATGATATATGAATTTATACATCCCTTTCTTTACACTCATATATCAATCACTCAGTTTTTTCATTAGTTGTATCTGTTTTCTTTTTAGAAGAACGAATTACAGATTCTTTCTTTTCTTCTTTTGTGATTTCATCAACAAGTTTTACGATATTACTCTTAAAAGTGTGTTTTAAATCACAAGAAGCAAGAATTTTCTTTGCTTTTGTTTTATCAATTGCTTTCTGCTCGTAATCACTTACAGTTTGGAATACATCCTTGCAATTTTCATTGTCAAATAAGTTTTTCCATGCAGGGAGATTAACGCCATTTCTACAAGAACCGCAGTACTCATAGGCATTTCCACAGCACAGACATACTCTGTTATTTGCCATCTTATTTCTCCCTTCAAATTAATGAAGAGTGGATTTCTCCACTCTTTTACATATTGTCTACTTCATCAGCATCGTATATTTTATAAAGTACCTTGTCTGTTCCACAGTAGTCGATTTCGAGGTCTCCCTTGAAGTCCATTGTTGTAGAATCAGATCCGATAGGGAATGATACTTCTGGAGATACTTGGAATGATGGGAACTCTACATAATCAGCCTTAAGCTCATTTTTCTTACATGGATTGTAATATGTAGCTTTCATGATTCCACGTACAGAAGATGGGAATGCATCAGCTCTGTTTGTAATAACAGCACCTTTAGATACTTCACGAATGTATTTAACGAAATACATCTCTGCATCAGTATCTTCTGGAAGTGTAAGAGTATGAGTCTCTTTTGCAATACCAAATTCAGTCTTGCTTGCAGAAGTTCCAGGTGTATATGTCTTTCCGATAGAACCATCTCCGAAATACTGTGCAACCTTAACTGTTCCTTCAACAAAGTCTGCGCCAAGGTCAACTGTCTTTGTTCCAGCAGGTACACGGAACATTTTTGGCATCTGAACTTTATTTTCAGATGATGCAAAAATAGCTTTGCTTCCAGAAGAAGCTTCAACAATATTCATGTTACAGAATGCGTTTGTTGCATTAAATGTACCACTCTTACCTTTCCAAATTTTCTTGACAAGGTTTCCATCCTTATCTTTTACTTCAGTTGACTCTGCTGTAATTTCTACTGTAGCCTCTGAAAGCTGTGTAAGAACATACTGAGGGAGTTCTGTTGAAAGGTCTTCTGCATAAAAGTACAGAATTTCTTTATAAATTTTGTCGCCTAATTTGAATGACATAGGTTATTCCTCCTTTTATTTTTTTGTTTTTAGGTAATAAAAAATCATGCAGTGATTCGAACATCACGCATGAAATTAAATTGATTTTTATCTATTTTGCTTGTATCAATAAATCCAGAATACATACCGCCATATAGTGCATGTGTTGTTTCATAAATCTGAAGACGTTGAACACTATCCATAAATTCAACTATACAAACTTCTCTTAATTCATCTTTTTTATATGGGAATCCAGGATGATTTAGACAGAAAGAAATCATTGATAATAAATTAGAATCAGATTTTTTCTTTTTCTTTTGGTTTAATTGTTTTTGCCTATCATTGTTGATCAAATCTTGTTTTAAAACATTGTTTGAAGTAAACTCTTCTTCTGGCGGAAAAGAATTGAACATGAATTGAATATATCTACACATTCTTTCTCGTGTATTATCATCTATTTCAATACCATGAATTCTATCATACAATACGACTTCTTCCCCGTCTTCTGTGTGTTTTGAATACAAATCAAAACATGAAAAATCGATGTCTCCGAAAATTAATTTTGAATATTTCGAATTTATTGTTTTTATTAACATAGCAAATAGTTCTTGGTTTGTTATTTTATTCCAATCTATACCCATGTCATACAACTGCACCCTATACGAAGTAGTGTTACATGTAAAAGGAGCAATTGTTGAGTATAGATTAGCATCGCCATAATCAACAAAATCTTGAATACATGGCTGGTGAATTGTTATTTGATCATTGACTACATAATCTTCTCCGAAATATAACTGGAGTGGATTAAAGTCTATTTCAGCTTTTTCTTCTTCGTCTAAATTTTCTAACTGTTTGTCATAGACATCTTGAATAAATGCATTATTCACGCTCAACACCTCCTATTTGAATAGGAAGTAATTCCATTTTTAGTAACAGACATTTCGTTTGGAAGTACAATTTCAAATTGAAGCGTCCTTACTAAATATGTATTGTCCATGATAGATTCTTTGTTGAAAGTTGGTTTCGTCTTTGATATTTCAAATCCAGACCATGCGAATCTTTCTCTTAGAATCGCAGCTATTAAATCATGACGTGGAATACCAGTGTATTTGTCTATAATATCCCCTGAATTAACAAATACTGTAAATGTAATGTCCAAATATTTTTCGACATTATTCCCACGCACAAGTTCATTGAACATTGTTTGATAACATATGTAGTTTTTCTTATGCGTAGATGTTTGTGGAAAGAATAAAAAAGGACGAATAAGAGATGTTTCACCGAAATATCTGTCCCATTCACCCTCAGTATTTAGAGTTCCGTCTTCATTAAATAATTCACTTTCCAGTTCTTCATCATGCAAAGCATATAGAAGCTCTGGTGTGTTTAATAGAATCTCCTTTATTTTATTCTTATATCTAATATTGTCATCATCAGGAGATTCAGAATAAGCAATTAATTTATTAATTAACTCTTTCTTGGTTGAAAAATCATAAATATTTTCTTCCATTGCAAAAACCTCCTAGATGCTTAATTCAAAATCAAATGATGCTGACAGATTCTTTGTGTTAGATGATATATTACATACAACATGTAATGTTTGACCAAGAAAAGTTCTGTCATTTGGAAATTTGATTTTGATATTGTTAAATTCTTTTTGTTCTAACCAAATAGCAACATCAGTGACATCATCTTCTCCAATAAAACATTTCCATTCAAATGTTGCATTGGAATATGTGTCAGTAACATCTATATTAGAATCATCTATTATATTTACTTTAAGCAACTTATAACTTCCACCAACTTTAAGAATATAATTAGAAGCATTAATAGATGCTCTATATTCTGATTGTGTTATAAATGGATTCTTTTCATCGACCGGATCAAAAGTAGAAGAGTAGTAATCAGCATACATTCCTACAATGTGACCACTATCATCTTTTTCGATGTAGTCTTTATGTTCATCCCAGAAGTTCTGATATAGTGTTAATTTCTGTATTCCCATTGGTTTCGTATTCTCAATCTTAGTAACCTTCCAAACTGTTGGATGTTCTGTTGGTGCGCTAACAACCAACCGCATTGTTCTATTCAGATCATCGTTGTACCAGAATTTTTCAGTATACTTATTTAATGGCATCCAGATTTTCGTCTGGTTGTCCGGGTGCGCAAAATA